GTAATAAAACCGGCGGTGGTGGTAATATGACCCGGTATCACTTTAATAATTGTAAGAATAATGAATAACGAACAGACATCAGTACTTAGCTCCTACCCTTTCCTTTCTCACATCACCTACGGCGGTAATGATTACATCGGCATCATACAAAATTCAGACGAAGTTATAACTACTCTTTACGATTTTGGACAACTGAAAGACACTGAAGTCAAGCGTTTATTCCTGAGCTTGGGGGAAACTTGGTGGTGGGAAAGCAATAGATTAATGCCGATCAATGTGTTTTTAAAACAGGATTGGGCAATATTCAAAGCGTGTCTACGTACCATGAACTCAAAAGACGTAGAAATTATTATGGGCCCGTATGTGAGCCTAAAAGAAATGGCCAGTAAACGTAGCAAGCGTAAATCAATTACGCTGGTACGAAAAATGCCCTAGGCAAACCCGTAGCTGAGCCGTTCACAAATCAAATTCATATTGACCACTACCAAATGAGCATAGGCCACTGCGTGGCTTTTCTTGAAGTAGTAGTCGCCATCCGCAGGTTTTTCCCACACAGTTTTGGCCACTTCGGCCCAGGGCAGTCCGATCAGGTGTCGTTTGGCCGGCCGTATTACTGCCAAAAACATGGCCATTCTAGCAATCGTGGTCACAGCTTCGGGCATTTGAATTAGTGTCTTGTAATGATTGTTGATGTGAATTAACTGCCCACAGAACTCTGGCTCATACAACAAGTCCCACAAGGGTTCGGCTGTCATTAATTCTTGCAGGTGCTGTTCATTCTTTATCTGCGTATATAATGATACGTTTAGCAAGTCCAACTTCATATAGCCTCGGTCTTCGGCTGCCTCATAATCTATACTGGCCAAACCTGTGAACGGATCCTGCGGAATGTCGGTTACATATATACCAGTGTTGTGCGGCACCAACTTGTCGTCACGCAATATGCTGGCTGGCGTGTGCGTTAACAACCGCAAGGCCTGTGTGCGATCTCCAAAGTCAATGTCAATGTCTGACCGAAATTTCATAAGCCTGCCTTCTTTAGCACATCCTTGACCCATTCGGTATCACCAAGATAATCTTGAAACCTGCGTTGCCAGTGTGCAGGATCAATCCAAGGTAGTATCATTACCACCTGTTCTTCGGTAAGCCCATCAAGGAACGCAACCCCTGAGTCACAGTTATATATAATCCAAGGGCTAATGCGACCGGTAGCGATATGATGACAGATACGGTTAGTGTTGCCATACATAAAATAATCAGTAAAACCATTCCTAAGCTCAGGGTGGTCGTCTGCGTAGTCTTGCATTTCATTTAGTGCCCTTTCCAATGCGTCTTGTACTGCTTCTTTCTTTAGATACTCCAGCATCCACTCTTCATACAAGGTGTCTCGACACCAATGGTCTATTTTTTTATTATTACGCAGTAGCCAGTCAAGAAAATTAACAAAGCTAATACAACGTACAGATTGACAGTATCGTCCAAATTTGACGAAAGCGTTATAATAAGGACTGCTAACAAAATCTTCATAGCTTTTTAGCTTGGCGCTACCTTGTGTTACTTCGTAGAATCTCAAATAGGCTTTAAGTCCCAGTTGTACTCCCACTTCCTTTTCCTGTTGCCAACGTCGCTTGGGCTCACAGAGATGCACCGCAAGACTGGACTCTTTGCGGAATTCTTTTTCACAATACCGACACTTATAGATCGGACTTGATTCGTTTATCGTCCCAGCCGAGACTTTTTGCATACTGTTTAAGATCATCTTTATTGTTAATTTCTGACAACAGCTCAATATCATCTTCACCAAGATCAGGGCGTAGTTCGCGTAAAAATTTCTTGGCCTTGTTGTTGCCAGTTTCTCGTTTCTTGGCTGCCAACCACTGATGGTACTGATTGCCCATACCCGGACTCACTGTGGTGGCCAACAACCACTGTAGCTTTTTGTGCTGTGTGGCGTTGACGTCGAAGAAATTTTTATTCAATCGTTCGTTACAACTCATCAAGTAGTAGGCCTGTAAATCTGCATTACCAGTTACAGTGGCACCATACCGAATCATCAAGAACGGACTAAACTTTTTCTTTTCTTCATCTGAGAGGCTGTCGTAAAACTCGCGGTTTTTACGATCAAATGCTGCCATCTCACTTTTGATGCTTAATTTATCTTCCACTGTTGATCCATTTGGTTAGTTCTGTTGCTATCACATCGTGCCCGGCCACTGTTGGATGACCACCCGGAAACAACAGATGCGAGCTTCTAGCGTTTGCTTCTGTTGGCGTACCAGTACTGTAACTTGGTACATACTCCTTGAACGGTGCTGTTTCAAGTACTTGTCTCAATGTGCCGGGATAAAACCTTACCGGGTCAATGACTTGAAACTCAAATTCTGGATTGTAAAAATTGTGTACGTAGTAGTCTGTGATTTTATACTCTCGGCACAACAATGTCAACAAGGTCACATTCTTGTGATAATTAAATAACTCTAATCTTTCCGAATGTATGTATTTGTAATAGGCCGGCGACAGATTGTCCACTGTGTTGCCAACCTGTAGTTCTAGTGTGTGCGGATCCTGTTCCCACAGTTGATCACGTGCAGGTGGTACTGCATTTGGATGCCAGGCTATGCCTCTACTGATGTCTGTGATACAGAATAGTGCTGTGTATTGTGTGTCGGCATTGTAGTCTTTCTCTAAGAAGTTTGTAAACGACATAACCACGTGATCAAAGCTGGTGGCAATACGACTGCGATCATCCAATGTTAGGCCCAGACGTTGAGCTAAGAGCGTGGGAAACGCTAGAGATTTGTCCTCCAGCTTGCCGCCAGCAGGCCAACTGTCACCAAATGTTAGCAATACATTACTCATACTGGATGCCAATCGGGCGGTAGTGTTTTGGGGTCACGTGACAATTCATACACTAGTATAACACGATCTATGGCTTCTTGTAAAGCCGGCGTTCGTTCGGCTGTGTTGAATATGTCCATCCATTCGTTACGACGGCGTTCCAATTCAATACGAGCTTGCAGTTCGGGTGCCACGCTGTGTAGCACTCGTTCACTTGAACCGGCTTGGCGTTTGTATATGGTTAGCCCACCATCGGGACTTTCATATACATCATATGACGATATCTGGCTGGCTTTGTATATGGTCATTACCAAACCTTGCTATAATCTATAACCTCACTTTGACGACTGATGTCTTTGATGAAAAAAGCACACATTGGTTCTGGGCCTTCGGTTAGGGGTATTGCCAACAGTTGCCCGGGTTTGAGTTTGGGAAAATACCATTTGACATCTTGGTAGATATCTACAATCTCCACCGGGTGGAACTCAGGTTTGAAACTGGTCAAGGGATTGAATGTAAAAACATTAAAACCGCGATCATTGATACTGGTCAACGGTACTACTTCTAAATCGCCAAAGTCGGGTTCACCAATCAGTAGTTGCCAGTCCACAGGCATACGCACAACATTTTCGCCAATTTTTAGTACCAAAGCTGGGCTGTTGAATGATTCTAAAAAGATCAAGGGAATGTAAAAGTAATCAGGGTCCTTGGGATCACTGTTGTCAAGTACGCAAAAACGTACCTCATCTATTTCTCCCGGGACCTGGTCCATGGGATATGCTGTATTATCTAATGTTAATATTCTCATTGCCAAGAGGCCTTTTCTATAGTAAATGGGTAGCTTGCTTCTTTGTAGAACTGCTTGCGTTTGGTCAAATGCCGTTTGGCAAATTTACAGGTGCTGGTTATGTCCCAGATTTGAACGAAGTCTTTGTCTTCCGCTTTGCGTATACCACGGCCGATTGACTGGATAACACGGACAAAGGATTTACCCGGTTCAATAAGCACAAGATTAAAAATCCTAGGAATATTAATACCAACAGCGGCGACACCATAAGTAGCAATAATAATCTTGTTAGTACTTGTCGCAACGTCATCATATTCTTCTTTCCTATCCCCGGCTTTGGTAGCACCACTGACAAAAGCTACGTCGGGTTTGTCTGACAGCAGGCTGAATAATGTACTTAGCTCTGTTTGCAGTAGGCGGCCAGTTTCTATTCGATCAACCAAGATCAATGTGTTGCCACCATCTTTGATTGAGTCAATCAATCTGGCCAGATACGCCACGCGATCAATATTGGTCACTAGGTATTTTAATTCGCTTTGATAGTCTCTGTACTCTACCGAGTCTTGTAACTGTACTATGTTCACGTGACAGTTGGCCAAGTGCCCGGCTTCTTGTAATTCACTTGCACTTAATTTTCCTATTACCGGACCCAAGCTACAAAACAAACTGACTTTTTCGTAATCTTCTTTGGGAACAGTCCCAGTTAGTCCCCAGCGGATAGGTACTCGTGCAAACACACCAGTAAGCAAAGTTTTTAATGCGTCGGCTTTGGCCATATGTACTTCGTCTACCATGACACACACTACATCTTCAATAAAATCGCCGATGGTGACATCGCCTGTACCAGCCTGCGTGTTCTTTAACAAGACATTTAAACTTTGCCAGGTACAAATGGTATGAGTACGACCAATGTCTTTGCGATCACCAAAGTACACTCCAACATCAAGACCCATATTGACATAGTCATCTTCGGTCTGTGTTACCAAGCTCTTGTTAGGAACAATAACAATTGATCGCCCATAAGGTTCTACGCTTTTGCTCAAGGCCGCGGTCATAATAGTTTTGCCTGCACCTGTGGCCACTTCTTGTATGCTTTGTGGATTGGCCAAAAACTCGTTTAGAATCTGTATTTGATAATCTCTAAGTACTATAGGTTGACCTTCGGCTGGATGACCTTTGGGCCATAGCGTGTCGCTGAACGTGTCTTCGGTAATTTGTTCAAAACTAAAACTGGTTGAATAATCTCTGAGGTCTTCAATTTCTATGTCGTAATTGCGACTTTCCAAATACTCAATGATTTCAGGCAGGAGATTGATGTAACTAGATCCACCTAGCTGAAAGAAGGCAACCTTGCCGTCCCAACGTCCCAGTCTAACTGCCGGCTGATAACGAGCGCCCGGCACTTCATATTTGAACTTGCGAACCAAAGCCGTACGATCACTAAGATCCAATCCTTCGATCTTGACGTTGACTTCGTCTTTGATAATTAATCGAGCTTGCAAATGTCTCGTCCTTTTTTTACATTCTTATTATACACATCATTTGTAAAATAAACAACCTTCTCTGCTGTCTGAATCCACACTTGACGATCTCCGCCAAACAGCATACCTGCTGTACTGATCAACAAAGGAATATTGCCCACGGGAATTCTTGGTATTTTATTGGTGTATATCAAACGAGTATCTGCTGTTATTTGTTCTCGGTTGTTTAGGTTGGCCACTTGCTCTTTGTCAAAATATCCAATCATTTGCATTGTCAATCGGTTGCTTTGATCGGGTTCGTATACATATATGGGAAATCTATTGGTAACAGCTGCGTAGGCAATCAACTCTTGTACCTGATCCACTTGCGACCCGTTTCGATCTACTTTGACTTCTCTGTTGGTACACAAACTCCAAAACCTAGGACCGTGCTGTTTGATAACAGTTTCTTCAATAGCCGGATCAACTGTGTACCCCAGCAAGGGCGAATGATCAACCAGGCGCAGTAGATTGTCAAGACCAAACCCACCAAGATTTGTGTCAACATACTCGATCAAACTGTTGGCAGCGTTTGCAATATGCAATTGGTCGTTGTGTTGTGTCAATTCAATTCGGTAAGAATTTTTTTCTGCGGACAGAATCAAATCCATCAGATCCGATAAACTTTTGTCAATGACAAAATTGTTGTTCTTGCTAAAAGTGTATATCAGGTTCACATTGTATTCAGTCAAATCAGCTTGCCATACTCGAGCTTCTCTGTTGAAATGTATGCGGCCAGAGCTTTCACGACTTTCGGTTCTAATATGCTCAATAAGATTTTGATCGTACGGAAAACGTATTTTAATTAGGTTGTCTTCGACCCACACTCGTGTACTGCGATCGATGTTGCGAATGGGATTTCTAAATACTGGATTTGTTTTGACAGATTCTATATCTATCTTGTGTTTGTTTAATTGTCGCTCGTATTTTAATACCAATGCCACAGCCAAGGCCGATTGCTTGTCAGTGAATCCAATGTTGTTACGTGCTTGCTCGGCAAAACTTTCAACAATTTTGACATCGTATCTGGCCAGGTTCAACGAACTAGCCGGCAGTTGAAAAATACTGTAGGCATTCTTGCCAGCGGCATCTCGAAAACCAGCAATAAACTCAATGTAATCTTCAATGTGTGGGTATGAGTATTTCATATGTGTATTATACTGTATTTAAACTGCAAAGTCAAAAAAATCCCCAGGTATTTCTACCCGGGGCAAACTGGCTTCGGGAGCCAGACTGTGATTCAGGAGCTAGATTGAATCACAGCGATAAAAAGTTTACAGGTTCCTTAAAAAATGTACAGGCCAAAACCAATCTGGGAAATTGTGTAGCCGACTGCATACGAATACTGTGTGGAATTTGACTGTTAAACACCACCGGTTGCAACAATTCAAATCGTCCTACCAGTTCACACTTGCCAAGATCCACTGACTCTAGATCGTAATAGGCATTGCCAAACTTGTTGATAATCGGAGTCACTGAGTTAAAAATTTCTTCGGGTACACTATACCATTCGTTGTAACTGCCGGCAGTATTCAAAATGGGAAAATTTATTTTGGCAGTTACCGGCAACTCGTCCACGTGCAATCCTACATCTTGGTTGTTATTGCATACTGTAACACTTACTTCACGCAACCTTAGGCCTAAGTCTCTGGTCCACTGAACCAACTCAGGAACTGCTCGTACATACTCTGCTGTATTCAGTTTGTTCCAAAGACTCAACTCGTCCAAATGATCAAAAAGTTCAGTCCGTGTTGTCAAGAACTCAACGGTTTTAGTTTGGATAGTAGACTGTAATACAGGATCACAGTCTACTGGTACAAACGGTTTAAGCATTAAGCAGCTTTCATACAAGTAACTTGAGCCATAGCCTTCCATTTGAGCGGAAAGCTCTTACGTAAGTCTGCTACCTTGATTGCCATACGCAAGCTCATTTCACGGAATTTATTCTTGTTCTCTTCCAAGAACTCAATGATTTCGTCTTGTACTGCTTGCTCAAAATCATACTCAGCAAACAACTCACCATCCTTGGCAATCTGCTTGATACGCAACACTTTGTCACGCATTGTGTCAAGAGTCAAGTCTAGGTAGTGACAACGTGATTGTAGTGCATCCAAGTGATCACGCAACTTCTGGCTTTTCATTTGATCGAACTTAAGGTTAGTGATAAAGATCACTGAGCCGTTGAAGTTGAAGCTGTCCGGAACGCCTTCGCGACGCAACATATTGCTATCACTTAACCACGAAATCTTACGCTTCTTACCAGAGTCCAAAGCACCCTTCAGCAGGTTGAGTGCAACATCGTCAACAAGAATTGAGTCACAGTCGTCAAATACCAACACACAGTTTGAATCACTATACTTGTAAAGTGTAGTATACAAACCTAGGGCACTGGCACTACCTTTGACAACTTCGGCACGGAGACGCTTGCCAGAAATCTGGTCGAACAAACAAGCCTTCTCAACAATACGCTCTACACCGAACGACTTACCAACTCCTGGGGGACCTGATACAATCATTGCACGGATGTCGCCGTTGGTAGCGGCAGTGGCCATCTCGTCCAAAATTTCAAAACGCTGACGAATACGTTCAATAACTTCTTCGTCACTCTCTTGTGCAGTTTCTAATGCCTGAGTTTCTTTGACCGGTGTATTACCTTGCTCAACAAACTCGGCTTCACTAACAAAATCATAATCGCTCATAGCGTCTACCTTGACACGGATTTCTTCTGGAAAGCCGGGGAAACGGCCGCTGTTTTTTACAGTCACATAATTGCCTTTGGCAGTGGTTTTAAACTGTTCTACCAATTGGAAAACCTGACCGCTGACGTCTGTAGTGCGATAAGCACCACTTTTGATGCGAATAAAAGATATGTTTGACATACTAGCTCCTTTTTTGATTTAATACAAGTATTATACTATTTTGACAATTATAGGTCAAGCACCATAATATACTGCGTCTGCATCGGCAAGCTCTTCGGCCTGTTCCAACACATCAAAATCTGACTCCTCTACCACCCAACCTGCGGCACGAAGTTCATCGCGTCCGGCACGGGTCTCTTTCAAGCGATCCATTTGATTGTGGATAGCATTGATCGAAGCTTCTAAATACTCACGACTACGCCATTGCTCAGGAGTAGCATAACGTGGACGAAAACCAAAAAAGTCTTTATGGAAATCGCTCAAATAACTTTGCAATTCTTCAACTGATAAATCTGCTAAATGGTTCTGCATCGTTGCTCCTTGTTATTCACTATACAAGTATTATAGCATTTTGGTCTTTTTGGGTCAACCATTTTAGTGGCTGTTTAATGCCGGGCAATACTGGCGAATCAGTTCACGCTCTCTGGCGTGTGCTGGCTTGCGCCCACGTACAATTTCAACCAATCCGTAAGTATGTGCTTCGACCCCATACTCGCGAATACTGTTGCATAAAGCCCACACTTTGTTTTCTGTCATTGCACGACGAATGTGCTTTTGAACACGAATTTTCAAAGCTCGGCGAATTTGACTACCACAAACGGTAATACCAATGTATTGCTCACCGGTCACTGTATTTGTGATACAGTAGACTGCGTGTTTGGTGTCTTGTCTGCGTTTTCTTTTTACCATACCATAATTATAGCATTATGGCATTTTTGGGTCAACCAAAATCAGCGATCTAGACCTATGTAATAGCCACGATCTTGGGTGTTGTCTTTATGCAACACCACCCGAGTTTGGTCAGTGACCACTAACCCTGCACGATATTCTACTTCTTCTTGAAAATCACGTTCCATACCGGCAATCCAGAGATTATATTCTTGCTCAAATGGAAATGCTGTTTCATATTCGTTGATAATAGCGTTCTTGAGTTTCATACGATCCTTAATTAAAATATTGAAAATAGGTTTTTTCTGCTTCTGCTCGACGTATATCGATCTGTTCAATTAGGGCCAGGCTACTGTATATTTGTTCAGTATCGATATTATGTGCTTGATAACCTTCAAATAACATTTCTAAATATCCATCGCTGGGTAATTCGTCTGGATAATCGCCGGCCATATAATATACCATACATTCTACAGCCCGACCATTATGTAATACTCTGACCATTTTCTTTAGATAATAGGTGGGGAAACCTTCTAATGCGTCTAGATTGTGTTCGCAATCGGCGGTGATTTCCCACAGCACTCCTTGAGTATTATAATCGGGATTTTCGATTATATCTGCGTGACGTGCAAATCGAAATTCGTGCCCGATCAAAGTGGCTCGGCCCAAGCTCTTGGCGTTGGGGCAACGATTGGCCATTTGGCCTAAATTGGTATTCATACCATATGCAAAATATTTCATAACACTAGTATAGCATTATGATCTTTAATGGTCAATAAAAAACCCGCCTCAGCGGGTTTGTTATGTTAGTGTGTGCTAACTTAAAAATTAACCAATTCTACGTGCAACCACTGGCTTGTTGCCTGTGCCGTTTATGAATCTGTCGTATTCGTTTTTAAGAGCAGTGATTTGTTCTGCTGTCAAAGCCAAAATTGCAGCTGAGCCTTCGGCAATTTTAGTACACTCAATTGCGTCTGATGTTTGTGATTTTGTAAGTTTTACTAAAGATGGTGCTGTTATCCCAAACTGAACACAATAATCAACTGTTACATTGGCTGGTGTTGTGTAAGGACCTGGTTCAATTTGGCTAACTGCTGAATCTAGGCCATTGTTGGCAACCCACTGACGCAGGTTTGCTGTTTCTTCAGCGTGTGGTAGATCTGACTGTGCGTACAGGGTGTACAATATATTTTTGGTAACTTCTGACATTTTAGTATTCCTTTAATGTATTTATGCTTGAACTAAAAACCCGCTAGGGTTAGGTAATATAATACCACCTAGCGGGTGTATTGCAAGTATTTAGTCTAAATTACATCATATTAGGCATTGATGGCTGTGGATTTGAGTCATCTTTGGGTAAATCAAAGATAGCGCAATCTGTAGTCAACAATAGACCGGCCACGGACGCAGCATTTACCAGGGCTGTTTTGGCAACCTTGGTTGGGTCAATGACACCATCGGCCAGCATATCCACATACTGTTCACTAGCAGCATTGTAACCGTAGTTACCGGTACCACCCAGTACAGCATTCAGTACCACATCTGCCGACTCACCTGCGTTGCTGACGATGCAACGTAATGGCTCTTCCATAGCACGTAACACAATGTTGATACCAGCTTGTTGATCTGCATTGTCGCCCTGTAAACCAGCAATAGCTTGTTTTGCACGGATTAAGGCAACACCACCGCCAGGTACAATACCATCTTCCACAGCAGCCTTGGTAGCGTGTAGTGCGTCATCAATACGATCTTTCTTTTCTTTGACTTCTACTTCGGTAGCACCACCAACTTTGATTACAGCAACACCGCCAGCCAATTTGGCCACACGTTCTTGCAGTTTCTCTTTGTCGTACTCTGAAGTAGCTTCGTCAACCTGTGTACGAATTGCTTTGACACGTGCTTCGATTGCAGCAGGATCACCAGCACCATCAATGATGATGGTGTTTTCTTTGCTGATTTCAACACGACCTGCCATACCCAAATCTTCAGCTGTTACTTTTTCAAGTGTTAGGCCAAGTTCTTCGGCAACAACTTTACCACCTGTTAAAACAGCAATATCTTCAAGCATAGCTTTGCGACGGTCGCCAAATCCCGGAGCTTTGATAGCACAGGTCTTGACTGTACCGCGCATATTGTTCACTACCAATGTGGCCAGTGCTTCGCCTTCAACATCTTCGGCCACGATCAACAAGGGCTTGCCGGCCTTGCTTACTGCTTCTAGCACAGGGATCATATCGCGGATGTTGGTAATTTTTTTGTCAAACAACAAGATAAATGGATTGTCTAATTCAACCACTTGCTTGTCTTGATTGTTGATAAAGTATGGGCTTAGATAACCACGATCAAACTGCATACCTTCTACAACATCCAATTCGTCTTGTAGACTCTTGCCATTCTCAACTGTGATAACACCTTCTTTGCCAACCCTGTCCATAGCGTCAGCAATCATTTTGCCAATGCCAGCATCTGAGTTGGCACTGATTGTGCCCACTTGTGCAATTTCTTCGTTGGTTTCGCAAGGCTTGCTGATTGTGCTTAGAGCATCAACAGCTGCCGCGGCAGCTTTGTCAATACCACGTTTCAAATCCATTGGGTTATGACCAGCTGTCACATACTTCATACCTTCTTTGACAATGGCCTGTGCCAACACAGTAGCAGTAGTTGTACCATCACCAGCATTGTCTGCTGTCTTTGATGCTACTTCTTTGACCATCTGTGCGCCCATATTCTGAAGCTTATCTTTGAGTTCGATTTCTTTTGCCACTGTGACACCGTCCTTGGTAACCGTTGGGCCACCAAAACTGCGTTCGATAACCACATTACGACCTTTTGGACCTAGTGTTACTTTGACAGCATTGGCCAGGATGTTTACACCCTCAACCATTTTACTACGTGAGTCATTACCAAAATATACGTCTTTTGCAGCCATTGTTATTCTCCTTGTGTGATTACGCCGAGGATGTCTTCCTCACGCAAAATTAATAATTCTTCTCCGTCAACTTTAACAGTCTGACCTGAGAACTTGCCAAATAAGACTTGATCGTTAACTTGTACATCAAGTGGGATCAACTCACTTGTTTCCTTGTTACGTTTACCGGGCCCAACAGCAAGTACTGTGCCTTGATCGGCTTTTTCAGCGGCTGCATCAGGAATAAAGATGCCGCCCTTAGTTACAGTTTCACTGTCAACACGGCGAACTACGACCCTATCAGATAGCGGTTTTAGATTCATCATAATCTCCTTTAATGAAATGAATAAAATTTAGTTTGTTTATTGTACTACAAGATTGCGGCATTGTCAACAACTACCGCAAAAATATTTATCTCAGAAATATTGACAATTTGTTCTTGGGAAGAAGCACTCGTTTATTTGTAAGGGTACTATTTTGTTGGCTTCCAAAACGGTTGCACGACCCAGGCCAATTGCCAAACTGTAAGTAAAGCCCTGATTACACACCACTAGATCAGCGCCAGCTATCACATTGGCCAAATCCAAAAAGTCCCGGGCTTGATAATACTCAAGATCAATACCAAAAGTTTTAGTAAAATCTTCGTACTCGCTTGGAATACCCACAAATACAGCATTATCAGCAAGCATACCTGTTTCAATAATATTGCGCCAACCTTCTTCCCCGTCAGCTGGGCGGTATCTTGCCGAACGTGTTACTACAATGGGTTTCACTGTACGAGCGTCTGCTTCTAACCAAGGAGTATCATAATCTGACATCAAGAACGGAATGCCAAATGTTTTATGGTATGCCTGTAGTATGTTACCTTCAAATGTGCGGTAGAGCACCGCACGGTAACGGTCCAGGTCTACCTCAGGCTCAGCATCACCTGGGTGCCAGGTAACAACGTCTGTAATATAAGTTTGACGTTCCAACAACGGAGCAAGCCATTCAAAATCTTGCGTAGTAAAACGTCCACGATGTTGTGTGTCTACCCCAGCAGGGTCGTAGCCGTACTTGGCTAGGCAAGGTTCAAGGTTTTCTATACCAACCTGAAATTCGCCACCACCCATTTTTTTGACTATGTATAAACTGTAGATTAAGTCACCTAGGGTACCCGAATGTCTATAGGTTTTCATTTATAACTTTTTTCTTCTACCATGGTACTGCCACATTGTACGTTAATATCTCGTTTCAACTGGGCACGTAGATCATTTTTTATGTAGACCTGGCGAGCCGCTTGTATAAACTGTGTACCAAATGCACCATCTCGTTCGCATAGTCTTTTAAAATCTTCAATGTCCCAAAGCTCTGCATTGATTTCTCTCAAACGATTTGCGCGGTCGGACACGTCGGGAATGATTAGGTCATCAAAGATGGCTAGTAACTGTGCCAACTCTCGCCGTACATTCACTAGCTTGGCTTCGTCGGTAATCTTAGTTTGTTTAATTTGTAGGATAGTAATTTTATCTATTAGTTCGCCTACACTAATTGGTGCCATTATAATCATAGATAGCTTTCTATTGCTGTTGTTATTGCCGTAACATCAAAATTGTTGTTACAAGGTGTTGTGCCCTTTTTACAGGTCCAGGTTACTACAGGACGTTGTTGTTCGTTGTAGCATCCACGACATTCTTCAAGTGTCTGTACTGCTGTGCAATTATATCCCATCACACGTTTACGGTGTGGCAGTATGCTGTCTACCGGTATGTTTGTAAGTAATGCTACTATAGGTGCTTTGCTGGCAGCTGCACACCAATAAGGCCCCGAGTCAATGCCTACAAAACATAATGCGTGGTCGCATAGATACTTTAACTGTTGATCGTTGAACTGTTCTCTAGCATCTACAAACAGGGGATGATCAATAACATAATCTGTTGGACCACCAACACAAACTACTTTGAAATCTGTGCGAGCTTCAAATAATCTTGCATAAACGTCAAACCAAATATCCATAGAAATATTTTTTTGAGCATAATGCCAATTACGCATATGGACTACAACAAACCTATCGCCCACAGGTTTAAGAAATTCTTCAACTACTTGCCGATCATTGTCGTCCGGAAAAAGCTCAACGCTGTGGTCCAATACGTTATCTCCAAATGCACGGTAAAACATACTGTCTACAAAATGATTAACAGGATTAGATTCGTATGCGTTGTCTAAATTAATATACACGTCATAGTTTTCAATTGTGGGAGGATCATTCACGTGATACATATTGCGTATGTGCGGATTGTTACGCCATACTGCTAGTTTTTCTGTTACTACATCAATATTAGAATTTTCATATTGTTTTTTAAGTTCGCGAACAACACCAGTGGTCATAATAACATCGCCAATGGCGGCTCTACGTCTAACAAGTATGTTGAGTGGAGTTTCTATTTTCATTCTGTTATGATTTCAGGGAAATAACGCAAGAACATATCTTTTTCAGATTGTCTAATTTTTTTAATCTTACCAACTATTTCTGTGTAAAAATTCCAGGCCAATGGCACAAACACAACCAGCTGGTCCTTGGCAATTGATTTGATATAGTCACTGCTGACCACCGGTATTGTAGTACCCGGGCAATATAATCCTTGCTTCAACGGATTATCGTCAACAACACAATCTAGGGTAATGTTGCTGGCGTTGATTAGCGTCATACCTTTGGCGGCTGCACCGTAGCCAACAATCTTATATCCCCAATGACGATACTCGTCAAGTTGATCTTTGAGATCTATTAGCAATTGATTTACTCCATCCGCCCACTTACGATAAGTAGATCCTTGATGTAGATGGCTTTCTGTAGCTAGAACATTTTCAATACGATATTGATTGTTGGGCTGTTTAGCCAATACAAAAATATAACTTGTTCCGTGTATAGGAGTTTTAACTACATCAACTAGATATAGACCGGCACGTTCTGCCAGTGCCTTCATTGACTCGGCATTGTAGTAGCTAATATGTTCGTGATAGATAGTATCAAACTCACCATTGACAACCATATCCGCTTGACTTGTGCTAATAAAGATTTTGCCGTCGTTCTTTAAATAGTCTCGGGCTAGTTTAAGATAACTCAATGGATCTGGAATGTGGGCGAATGCGTTTTGACTTGTAATAACGTCAAAGTCTCTACCGAGTCCGTTAGCTGTTTCTTCATTCCAGAACCCACAAACCACTGAGTGTTTTGCACTACTTGTGGGATATAAGTTTTTGGCCGGATCTACACCATAGGTAGCATAGCCAATTGATTTAAATGCATCTAGTTGACTGCCATCGTTGCAGCCAATGTCTAACACACTTGATGTCCAGTGATTGAAGTGCTCACGAACAAAACGGGCGTACCAATTCATATATTCTACATAGGTACCCGATGTGCCACTTACATATAGATAGTGTGTATAAATTAGTTGGGGATCAACTGCGTGTGTAAGTTGTAAATGATCACAGTCGCCACAGCGATTAATTGCAAGTGGATAACTGGGTTCTGGTTCTGCTGGGCCAGATTTAAAGTTATTAGCCAAGGGCTGTGTACCTAGATCCAATGTGGGTACTAGCCAAGACCCGCCACAGGCCAAACATTCTGTAATAGGGTTACAATCGTTCATTAGTTTTTAATAGCCTGTCCAGTTGGTGCAATACAACCTTCCACACCAAGATTTTGTATTTCGTGTACGTGATCGGGATTTAAAAATTTATACAGTACGTGTTCAATATCTATATAACCATTGTTGGCCAATCGTTCTGCAAAGAATAAAAAACTATCTTCGTAGACTGAGATTACTTCATCTAATCGTGCGGTAGGCCACGACCATAAGCGAGCCATATACTGTAGTGGTACTGTAGTTGTTGCTAGGGAAAATTGACTTTTATGTTTTGGGCCAATAATTATTTTATCTTCAATTTCAAGTTGATCGTATGTGTCGGGATCAAACATATCGTTTAATACATAACGCCCGGACATTTTGTGTATGCGATCGATTTTATTTTCTGCAAACCAATTGCGAGCTTTGAGTTCGTTTAGCACTCGGCCAAATACCATAATTTCTGTGCCGTTCTTGACCACGTCCCAGTTATCATTGTCGTACATATCTTGTACATCAGGATCCGTACTGTAGTCAAGAAATACATCTGACACAGATTCTAATCGAGCTCGTTGTTCTGCGGTAGGAGGAGTACCACAACATTCCATCACGACAATCTTGGCATTGGGAATTCGTGCCTTGATACTGTCTATGGTACCAATGGTTTGTTCCAGTCTTTGTTCGGGTGTGTATACACCAAATTTGCTGTTAATAGCCGACGTTACTATAAAGGCGTGTTTTATTTGCTGAGCCAACGTGTATTCTCCAAAGTCCAAAGAGTCATTTCTCGAATGCGTTCACTTAGTTTAATTGTAGGTTCCCACCCTAGGCTCTTTAACAAGCCGCCATCAAGGGCATAACGCAAGTCGTGGCCTGGTCGGCTTCCGTGGAAGTCAACCATTTCGTAGTTAAGTTCTTTACCCTGTGCATCAGCAATCATCTGCGCCAAAGTCAAGTTATCAATTTCTTCTGTGCCTACCAGGTTAAACTTGGGGCAATGTGCGTGGCCATAATCGCCAGTGTGTTTGTAGTCTTGAGGTAGTGTGTTTAGAATAAACATCAGTCCTTCGGCTACATCCTTTGCGTGTATGTACATACGTGTGCCGGCTTCGGTCTTTTCTGGGTTAGCGTGGATATAAACCTTTTCGCCATCTCTAGCACGTTGGATACACATTGGAATAAACTTTTCTGGATGCTGGCGCTCACCAAACACGTTCATAGTGTGGGTGACAACAATTGGCATCTTGTAGGTATTTTCGTAGGCCACGCAAAACTCTTCTGCAGCCGCTTTACTTGCTGAATAAGGGTTAGTTGAATTATAGCGATCATATTCTTTATAGCTAACACCCGGGGGAGCAACACCAAAGATTTCATCTGTGCTAAAGTATACAAAGCGTTCTAGGTTGGGCAGGTGCTTGCGAGCATAGTCCAACATATTGACTGTGCCTACTGTGTTGTCTTGTACAAACTCCATTGGGAAGGTGATTGAGCGATCCACGTGCGATCCAGCGGCCAAATGTAGGACAATATCAACTGGGCCAATGTCCTTGACAATCATTTCATTTAGTTCAGCTTTAAGGTCGTGAAACACAATGCGTAAGCGAGCAGCTACTTCTGCACGATCGTGATCCTGTAGCATATCGTGTAGACGATTTAAGTTGCCAGAAATATCTAGTCGATCTAAACAGACAATGCGCCAGTCTGTGTCTCGTAAGATCTTATCAATCACGTGATGTGCAATAAATCCGGCACCACCTGTTATTAATACTGTTTTTGACATTTTTTACCTTTTATTCTATTAGCCAGATATATTGATATCCGTTATAAATTTTTTTAACTCCAATGTCTGTAAAAAATTTATCAACATACTCGCCCTTGCCAATACGGCCGCCGGGGACAAAATGATTATCATCAACCGAAATCATAGTACCTGATTTTAAACGAGAAATTATTGCAGTTAATTCTTTTAAATGATGCAACGAACTTGGGTGCGGATTATGTAACTCAAAATCAAAACTATCAAGATACAACAGATCAATATAGGTGTCTGCTTCCTCTAGCTGTTTGGATAACTGCCATAAAAAACTAACACTATCGCCACATACCAAATTGGTTTTGTTGCTTATTTTTGATCTTGCAAATTCGACATTGGCAGGAGTAATATCAACCGAGCAAAAAATTCCGTTATGATCGTTAATGTATTTGTCAAATATAAGGGTACTCATACCGTCGCCGTCAAAATTGTTTTCCATACGAGCGCAGCCAGTTTCGACAATAAATGGATCTTCTTTGGTTTTCAAATGCTCAATCATTATTTCAAATGATGGTTTACGTTGACCGGTTAAGTCTAACATTTCTTGTAGTGTCATTCTATTCTTTCAAATTGTTTAGTATACGATATTTAATGCTTATTGTAACACGTTTGACAAATTCTCTACCGTTATTGCATATTTAGAATTAATTACATCTTCGTGCAAATATCTATGTTGAGGATATAACCATTGCTTTTCCCACTCCACTTTATCTGCGCTGTTGTGTACTGCCGGATTAGAATATATTCTATCAATGGTAGGAAAATTGATAACAATGGTGCAAGGTACACCAATGGCAGTTGCCAGGTGCATCATTCCTGAGTGCATACCAAAATAACTACAGCATACAGATAATATATCAATAGTTTTTTCTAGACCAATATCTGTTAAATTGAGCGAATTGTTAAATCCACTCGGTTGTAACCCTATTTCAATGAAATTAAATTTATCGCAATTGGCCGAAATAAATTCTTGTACAGTTTGTTTGTGTTCATCATACAATTGACGAGGACGGGTGTGAAAATGATGTTGCCCCGAAGCAAAGCGGCCTGCATCAAAACTAAAAGCAATATTATCTTTTTTGGGGCGGTATTCTATTAGGTCTAATATTGCACGTGGGTTTTTGATTGGGTCAACCCCAGTTGCAATACGCACTCGATTAAACAAATGATGATGACTCATATCTCGGTCGTGTAGGCTAGTAACATCTAACCCGTTGCCGATTGGAGTATCAAGCGTAGTTAAAGAAGTATATTTTCTTAGTATTGCATAGTGTGGACTAGGACTCCAGACCGGAAGATTGGTATTAAATACTGATAGACAATCACCAATACCAAGATTCTGGTTATAAACAAAATCAAACATTTCTTTTACAAATAATAAATTCAATGGCAGATTCTGCTAGGCCTCTGGTTTGATCTACAGATTTTACTGTATAATCGTACTTGTGGTCGATTAATTCTATTTTGACTATTTGAATCTGATCAATGAATCCGTACAAGAAGGGAACAAGACTGATGCTGACCGGGCTCCAGCTGTCAGTCTTGGCAATAGTCCAAGAAGTTTTATGGTCAGTATTGAATCGGCTAGGCCAAACACCTTGCTCGTATAGATCTTCTTCGGGTATAGTTACAACAATATAACCGCCTGGACGACATATACGTATCCAATTGCTCAACCCTTCGTGCGGGTCGCGAAGGTGTTCCAAACAATGACTACTGTGTACAAAGTCAAATGTATTATCCGCAACACCGTTCATATACTGTGCATCGCCGTCGGGTAAATCCCAGGCTTTTACAGAAATAATATTAGTGTAATGGTCCCGATGTTTGCCTAAGGTGTCCTCACCGCATCCGATGTCAATGCCGTTGCCAACAAAATATTGTGTAACGTATCTAGAGTCTGTTGCTCGGCGTAGTCGTGCTTTGGTAGTTTCGTCACTCATTTCTTAAATCAATTAATAAGTAACCAGTTTCCCTGTAGTCTAAGGTGATCCGACTCCGGGGATATAAATCATTCAAAAATGTCAGTCCACCGGGGACTTGTATATCCGGACAGTTACCTTCTTCAAACGGACCTTGACAATAGATTCGTAAGTCGTCGCATATGATGTAATCGCGACCTGCGGGGCGATACTGCTTGATCAATTCTAATTCGCGCTGTAATGGTACAGCACTGGGGGAGTCAACATTGTAAGGAGCGCCGCGAAAATCAGAGTTGGGGAAATGTGCATCTAAGAAAAATAACACACGGTCATCGTCTGCAAGTTGGCCAGTAGACAACCAGTGCTCCAGGGCCTCTGTTGACAGGCCATTGTAAAGTGTAGCAGTAGGAAATCTCTTTTGTGCCGCTTCAAACAATTCCCGATCTAGGTCAACGCTGAAGCAACGTTCAAATACAGGAACGGCCTTGCTCAAGGTGTTGCCTTGACCAATACCTGTTTCTACATAAACATTACAACCATATGCAGATAAATCAAACGTCTTTAATAAACCCATTAATCTACTGTTTCGTCTCGACTTACTCGCTCACCCAGATACTGTTTGACAACACGAATCAATTTGCGTTCGGTATCGTAAACATATTCTGTGGCTTCTTCTTCGGTGTTAACTACCAAAATAAAACCATTGGCCGCACGGCGGATTTCTAATGACTCAAACATCAACTTCTCCATTTAGGGTTTAACTAGTAGCTAGTTTAACACCTATTGAATTACTTGTCAACGATTTTGATTATCTACCGCGTCCTGCTGATTTTTTGGCTGGTTTGTTTGTGCTGACTTGATTGCCAAATTTGGCATTTTGCACTTGTGCTGTTCGGGCGCCCGGTACTCGGGGATTAGCGGCTGCCGCTTTGGCAGCCATTGCAGCTGCTATAAAAGGATTTTTTGACTTCTTTTCTTCTGACATAACTTCTTTCTTCGTGATGCTCTACCGTTACCTACGTTTCTGTTTTTATATGTTGGTGTTTGACTATGGCAATTTGGACAAAGTAATCTTAGATTTTTAATAGTGTTATTGGTACTATTTCCATCTATGTGATCAACTTCTAAAACCATTGGTTCATTATAATATTCTGTTATCTGGCATCTACTGCATTTATGACCGTATTTTTCTTCTAGCGCACGACGTACCCAATTTGGTATCATTCCTTTCCAGTCTTTGCCTTCAACTAGCCATTGCTTGACTCTGGTCTGATATTCAAATTCTTTTTGGCAAGTAATGCTGCAATACTTGTTTACTTTTTGTCTTGATGCAACTGATTCTTTTTTGCAACAAAGACATTTATATATTGTCATAGTAGAACTCCTTATAATTATATTTAGTTCTACCAATACAAAATGGTGCCGGTTGTCGGATTTGAACTGACGACCTACCGCTTACAAGGCGGTTGCTCTACCCCTGAGCTAAACCGGCGTTACTAATATTATACTTATTTTACTTTGCTGTTGTCAAGATATTCTATTACCTTATTTGGCCAACATCCGTGATAACGAAATTTTGGATGCTTGATGATTTTCCAGGCTGTATCATTCTTGACAGGATTTTGCCATAGTTGTTCCGGTATACCGTTGTCGATAACCACGGTGTACTGCCAGACTCGGGCCAGATAATCTACCGGTTTATCAATTTGATAGTGTTCGGCCAATGCCGTAACAAATTGTTTGTTGTTGTCGGCCAAGCCACGAATACGATTGCTTTGTTTGTCAGCCCAAGGACCTATCAGTAGATAATCCGAACTTACACATACAATCTTCGATATACCACGATCTGTCAACTGTTGATAGTTATTTTCATATCTTAAAAATTGTTTGATGCTGGGCAGTGGTGTAGGTATGCTGAACACCAAGGTGCGCCGATTGGCAAACAATTTGCTGTAGTCCAAAGTTTGAACTGAATTATCGTAGTAACTTTTGAATGTACAAAGTTCGAGTTGTTGTTGAAATGTCATTGCACGAATATTTATCGGTCATAAAAAAAGCACTTACAAGAAGTGCTCTTTTTATTTTTGTTACAGTTTGATTATGAACGGATGATACCATCAACCAAACCAGCTGTAAAGAAGTCTTTGTACTTCTCAACGATTGGAGCTGTCTTAGCTTTTAGTTCAGCTGTTTCTTC